TCCTAACACAGAGCGTAGTGTATCTTTTTTTGGTAGATAGATTTTAGTACCAATTGACATACTGTATACAGGATCTTGTATTGCATTAGGGTTTCTTAATGCAAACACCCACCACAGCGCCGCATCACCATATAAGTCAAATGCCAATAAATCAGGCCTAAATTGATAAGTGGGGTTGACTGTGAACAACACATCGTCGGCCAATTTAGGAATGATAGGAAATTGTGCAATATCTAAAAATTTTCCATAAATTGGAGTCTTATAGTACACGCTGCTGTTTGTATAAGAAGCTGACATTATAGGAATCCTCCAACATTATCTGAACTACCCTTGAGTAGATATCCCCTAGCAAAGGCTTCAAGTGTAAAGTTATTAGCAATATTATTTCTGCTGTAAATGGGTTGTAGTCCAACTGTAATTTGACTACTGGTCGGTAACCTTGTTCTTGCACTGAAATTACTGGTGTCAACGACACTACCTGCTTGACTAGATATGGCTGCTCCTACTGGTATAGCTACATAGTCAACATCACTTGGCATGGTGTGACTAAATGTTGTAACCACACAAGGTACGTGCGGCAAATAACTTGCACCATACCCATCTAAGAAAACCATCGGCGGTGGAGTTCCTGCCAGACCGCTAGCCCCATAAAACATTTTAGTACAAGATCTAAAAAAATGAATCACTGCGGCTAAGTAACAACCTTCTTCTGTATTTTGCACTGTGAAATCAGCAGTTATGCTAATTTCATTCACTTCGCTGCCTTCGTAAAAGAAACTAGCGTAATTGGCATGTGTCAGTGGTGCAGTGCCGTATCTAGCTTTATGGGACATAGTTATTGATGGGGTGTAGGGAAATATTACACCTTTTGTAGGAACTAACCATCGGGTAATGGGATTATCTAAGCTATAGAAATAGTTGCTGGTACCAGGTGCCATACTGATTCGAACACGCCAATCGCCTTCAGGAGGCAATGGAGATCCATTTGCTCCTACAAAATCAAAGTTAAATACACGGCCTGCTATGTCTTTTAAGGTATTTGTTGCGCCGGTGGCTAATCCAGATGCCGCCAATCTGTTGCTGCTAGGATCACTGGTACTGGTACCATACGTCACTGGGGAGCCTTGAGTCTGAGATGTTCCGTCAGGCGTAAAGTTATCCGAATTGTATGAAGGGCTTTGAAGCGGTGCTGTCATTATAATACCTATTATCAAATATTTATCGATTCAAAAATAGCGGTATTTTATAAAAAGGTTGACAACGGTTGTCAAAAAATGTTAGTATGCACTAACTGTTTAAGGAGAATTAAAATTAAACACAATTATCTAAATAATAAAGATATTCTTAAAGAAATACATAAAAGCAAAACTAGCTATTGTTCGTTTTTAGACTTAAAAGATGCAGATTATGATCTTATATTGGACAGTACTAAAAAAATTAATAAAAAAAACATATTAGAAGCACGTAAAAACAGAGCAGAAAGACTAACAAAATTAGCCCACGAAGCCGCTGTTTTGGCCACAGGGGAAAAGAAAAGATTAGATGATTTTGAGATCAAGTATACTAAAATCCCCGCAACTGACGTGGTATTCAGAATAATGACATGGGAACATATACCCATAGATGATGTAAAAACTCAAAAAGCTAAAAATACTGCTAAAGAACTTTACGAAGATGAGGACGAACCAGCGCACACCGAGTACGACGAGGAAGACCCAAAACATAACAAATATGTTAAAGTTAACTTTCCGCCCTTTCATCATTATAAAGTCGACGAAGAAGGCGAACCTATTTTAGTTGGCAAAAGCCATTGGAAAGGGGCACTAGACACAGGTGGGTTTAGCAAAGACCACGGCAACATGACCAACAAGCTAGCACACATGTTTATGAAACTCTGTGAACGCTATGCCACAAGATCAAACTGGAGAGGATATACCTACAATGACGAAATGCGAAGCCAAGCCTTACTACAACTCAGCCAAATTGGACTACAATTCGACGAGTCGAAGTCGCAGAACCCTTTTGCGTATTACACTGCCGCTATCACTAACAGCTTTACTCGTGTCTTAAACATCGAAAAACGTAATCAAAATCTTAGAGACGATATCTTAGAAATGAATAACTTGAATCCAAGTTACACACGCCAAGGACAAAGCTCAGGCGGCGGATCTAGTTACTACGATGAATAAAATATTTCCCATTAAAGTAGAACCAGCATGTCTACTTAAATGGTCATGGAGCACTGTATATTTTAATAGTGGAACTAGTTCTTCTTGTCATCGTACACAAAAACATGCTATAGATCCTAGTAACTTTAACAGTTTTCATAATCTGCCAGAAAAAATACAGGAAAGAGAAAAAATGTTAAGCGGACATTGGCCGGACATTGGTTGTGAATCTTGTCAACGAGTAGAAGAAGCTGGCGGAACCAGCGATCGTCAGCATCAACTTGAATTGCAGAAAGATTCTTGTATGCATCCGCCTGAACTAGATTCAGATCCTACAGCTACTTCAGTGACTCCTACCATATTAGAAGTTTACTTTACAAATACTTGTAATATGTCATGTGTATACTGTGGTCCTCATTTTAGTAGTTTGTGGGAGGACGAAAACAGAAGATTTTCATCAGCCTTCACTGATAAAAACAACAGCAGTATTTTTAGCATAAGAAATTCACAAAACAACGACCACTATGATCAAATGGTCAAAGATTTTTGGAACTATCTCAAAACCGATAACAGACATCTTGTGCTGAAAAGATTTCATGTTCTAGGCGGAGAACCTTTTCTTTTAAAAGAGTTAGACGATGTTATAAACTTTTGGGACCAATATCCTAATCAGGATTTAGTAATCAGTATAATTACTAACTTAAACATTCCCACTGCAAGGTTTAAGTCATATATGACTAAGTTTAAAAAACTAGTAGAAGAAAACAAAATTTGGAAAATACAAATCACTGCTAGCTTAGATGCATGGGGCAAACAACAAGAATATACAAGATACGGATTAAATCTGAAATTATGGCAGGAAAATTTTGAATTTCTAATAGATAAACCTTGGGTAACGTTATCTGTTAATAGTGCTGTTTCTGCACTGACCTTAAAACAAATGCCTACGTTAATTGAAAAAATAAATTATTGGGACTCATTGCGGCCTGCGGGATGCGAAAGTATCTACCATAGTTTTCATCCAACAGGAGAATACGATGATCCTTATATATTCGGAGATGCATTTAACAACGAGTTTGAAAAGATTATATCGGTGATGTCTTCCGAGTCTGCTACATACAGTCAAATGAAATCTTTAGCCAAGGCAGTTAACAAGTTTCAGCCCAATACTACAAAAATTCAAGCACTAAAAGATTATTTAGACAAACTAGACCAACGAAGAAAAACTGATTGGCGAAAAGTTTTTCCATGGTTAGATAAAGATTTTTGAATTTCCGTTGACTTTGTTGTTAACGATCTGCTATACTAGTACGATGACTAACCTATTTAAAAAAGCCGCAGTTTTTACAGACATACATTTTGGATTGAAATCAAACAGTCAACTACACAACGAAGACTGTTTGAACTTTGTAAAGTGGGCCACAGCCAAAGCACGAGAAGAAGGTTGTGAGACTGCGCTATTTTTGGGCGACTGGCATAATAATCGTGCCAGTATCAATATTGTTACTCTCAATTACAGCCTCAGAGCGTTGGAACACTTAAATGGAAATTTTGACAAAGTGTATTTTATTCCTGGAAATCACGATCTTTATTATCGTGACAAGCGTGATATACAAAGCGTGGAATGGGCACGTCATCTCCCCAACGTGGAAATATGTAACGATTGGTTTAACAGCGGTGATGTGGTTATTGCTCCATGGCTTGTGGGCGACGATCATAAGAGAATACCTAAGTTAAACGCCAAATATATGTTTGGGCACTTCGAATTACCCCACTTTTACATGAATGCTATGGTACAGATGCCGGATCATGGCGAAGTCAAACGTGAACACTTTGGCAATTTTGAACATGTGTTTACCGGACACTTTCATAAACGACAAAGCCATAAGAACATCACGTATATTGGCAACTGTTTTCCCCATAACTACGCAGATGCCGGAGACGATGAACGTGGTATGATGATATTAGAGTGGGGCAAAGAACCCGAGTATCATGCTTGGCCCGATCAACCACGCTATCGTGTGCTAGGCTTGGGTGCAATATTGAATAACCCTGATGATGTTTTGAAAGCAGGCATGCATGTGCGTGTTAATTTAGATATCGATATTAGCTACGAAGAAGCAAACTTTATCAAAGAAACATTTATTGGCCAATACAATCTTAGGGAGATTACACTGATCCCACAAAAGAACACAGACATCGAACAATACGAAATACAAGGTAACGTAGCATTTGAATCAGTGGATCAAATTGTCACTAATCAATTAACAGCTATTGCCAGCGAACACTATGACAATAAGCTATTGCTAGACATATATCGAAATCTATGAAATATAATCCAGAATTAGAAGGATTCAAAGACTTTGACGATTTTACAAAAGACAGTCCTTGCATATGGATAATTTACCCAGCTGGTGCTGCTGGGGATCTACTAGGGGCTATTATAAACTATCACTATGTAAAAACATCGTCGACTTACAGAGGAATAACAGATCAGGGACAAGTGATATTTAGAAGTTCAGATAAAAAAGCCTATAACCAACTGCATGAAGCTGGTAAAAAAGAATTCACTGAAGAGTTTTTTGAAAAAGTAAACGAATCATTGTCTAGGCATCACACAAATATGTCTAGATTAGATCAGTTTATATTCACAAATCACGCATACCAAGACAGCGATTGCAGACGCATACTTGATACTTTTACAAATTGTAAGATTATAAGAATAAACTGGCAAACACAGGAAGAAGCAAATATTATTAAATGGCTTGGTTTTTATAAAAATCTTAATAAGAAGTTATCTGCACCTGATCCAAAACACCCTTACCCCGACATACCCACATATGACAGTACCAGTAGAATTTCCGATGTACGATTGTTGGATATATATTTTAGTGACTTAATAAATTCCAATAAGTTTGAAATTGCATATACAAAGATTGTAAACTTACTAGGGCTACCATACAAATTAATAAGATACGAATTTATACAAGAATGGATTGATATGCAAGATAATGATATCAAACCATTTTTAAAAAAACTACAGTAAAATATATCAATGTTTAAAATAAAATCTTTGTCAGTTAAAAATTTCATGAGTGTAGGTAATGCTACGCAAGGTATAGACTTTGACCGTAGAGACTTAACGCTGGTACTGGGTGAAAATTTAGACTTGGGCGGAGATGACAGCGGTGCTCGCAATGGTACAGGTAAGACTACTATTATCAACGCATTGAGTTATAGTTTGTTTGGACAAGCATTAACTAACATTAAAAAAGATAATTTAATCAATAAAACTAACACCAAAAGTATGTTGGTTACCATTGATTTTGAATGTGAAGGGCAAAGCTACAGAATTGAGCGGGGACGTAAACCCAATGTGCTTAAATTTTATATAGGCGACAACGAACTAGAAAGCAAAGACGATAATAGTCAGGGAGACAGCAGGGAAACACAGCAAGAAATTGAACGACTGCTTAACATGAGCCACGATATGTTCAAGCATATTGTAGCATTAAACACATATACAGAACCATTTTTAAGTTTAAAAGCCAACGATCAGCGCACTATCATTGAGCAGTTATTGGGTATTACCATGCTCAGTGACAAAGCAGAAGCTCTTAAAGAACAAAACAAAGCAACTAAAGAAGCCATTCAAAAAGAAGAATTTAGGATCAAAGCTGTGGGCGATGCTAACAAGCGCATCCAGGATCAAATTGATGCGCTAGTACGTAGGCAAGTGCTGTGGCAGCGTAAAAAAGAAGAAGACTGCGGCGCACTACAAGCGGCATATGATCAACTAGCAGAGCTAGACATCGAAACAGAATTAAACGCACACAAGGCACTGGCTGTATATAATGAAAAGTCTAAAAAGATTGCAGAGCTAAGTCGCTGGATCAAACAATGCGAAACCGACGAACGTCGAGAAACAAAACTAGTAGAGCAGTTAAAAACAGAAATAGCTAGTTTAGAAAATCATACGTGCCACAGTTGCGGGCAAGCATTTCACGACAGCAAACAAGAAAAGATATTAGAAGATAAGCGAAAGTCTCTACAAGAAGCCGCACTACAAGCATTAGCAACTAACTCGCAATATTTAGAACATACCACTGCACTGTCGGACTTGGAAGAGTTAGGAGATAAGCCTATTACATTTTATGCCACCGAGTCTGATGCATTCGAACACCGAAGTAGTATGGGCTCTGTACTAACACAATTAACTGCCAAACAGTCGGAAGCAGATCCTTATGCGGATCAAATCAAAGACATGCAGGACACTGCTGTTGAAGAAATCACTTACAATACAATCAACGAATTAACACGTATAAAAGAACATCAAGAGTTTTTACTTAAATTGTTGACTAACAAAGATAGTTTTATTCGTAAAAAGATCATTGATCAAAATTTAAGTTACTTAAATGCAAGGTTGGGTTATTATTTGGATCGTATTGGGTTACCACATACAGTTAAATTCCAAAACGATTTGACTGTTAGCATTGAAGAACTAGGACGTGAATTAGACTTTGATAATTTAAGTCGCGGGGAACGTAATAGACTTATATTGTCGTTGTCTTGGGCATTCCGTGATGTATGGGAAAGTCTGTATCAACCCATTAACTTATTGTTTATTGACGAGTTGGTTGACAGTGGTATGGATGCCAGTGGCGTTGAAAATGCATTGGCCATACTTAAAAAGATGAGCAGAGAAGGTAAAAAGTCTGTTTGGTTAGTAAGTCACAAAGACGAACTTGCTGGTCGAGTAAATAATATTCTAACCGTAGTCAAAGAAAATGGTTTTACTTCTTATTCATCCGATGTGGAAATAGTATAATGAAAAATATATACGATACATTTTGTTATGATCACTTTTTTATCGAAGATGATCTAGCTATTATTGAATCAGCTATCGTCAAAAATACTGTAGAAACTCTGCCAGATTACAGCGGAACAAATGGTTTGTACAGCGGGCGTGATGTTTTACATATGATCGATCTTATTAAGGACGACGAATCTGTTAACATGATGAAAAACAAATTATCAGATTTGTTTGATATATCCAAAACTGATTTTGATATTTCTGCACTGGCACACATGAAATTGTTAATGCCTTTTGATGTACATGCCGATTGGAAGGCGCACAAAGTTGCTCCGGGGTTTACCCCCTTGTTTGTATTTTTAGTCCCATTGGAAGATGCGGAAAGTAGAACAATAATTTTTGATCAATGTACTACTGGATCTGACAGATTTTCAGACTATAAAGCAACTGCCAAGGAAATTCCTAATGCAATTGATAAAGAATTTTGGGATACACATTTAAGCTCGTGTTGGGAAGAAGATCGAAAGTATCTATCGATAAAGAAAATAATGCCATATCAAAGGCGTGGTCAGTTGCAGGGATTTAAAAGAGAATTATACCACAGTTCGGATAATTTTAAAAAAGAAAATATAGAATCAAAATCATACCTACACATGCGTATGGATGTTAAAATTGGGATTTCTGTTGCGTGAAATAAAAGTTTTACATTTAGAGCCTACAGATGTATGCCAGGCGGCCTGTCCTATGTGCTTGCGAGAAACCGATTTAGAATTTAATAAAGATCAGCAAAATCATTTAACCTTAGATCAGATCAGCAAGCATTATACAGATAATGCAATTAGTAAACTAGAGAAAATGTTCATGTGTGGAATCTACGGAGATCCAGCAGCTGGACGACACACATTAGAAATTTACAAATATTTTAGAAAAATTAATCCCGATATTACATTGGGAATGAATACCAACGGTGCTATACAAACAACATCGTGGTGGCATAAACTAGCAAACATATTAAACAAACCTAGAGATTATGTTGTGTTTAGCATAGACGGATTAGAAGATACTAATCATCTTTATAGAGTCAATGTACAATGGGAACGTTTGGTAAAAAACGCACAAGCATTTATCGAAGCAGGCGGGAACGCACACTGGGATATGTTGGTGTACAAGCATAATCAACATCAGGTTGATACTTGTGAAAAAATAGCAAAAGACATGGGGTTTAAGTGGTTTAGGGCCAAAGTCAGCCGCCGTGGATTTACAGAAACTTTACAATTTCCCGAAGGATGGGAGCCTGTTACTTTAGCCCCAGGGCCTATAAAATGCCATGCTTTGACGGAATCCAGCGAATATATAGATGCACAGGGTAGACTGGCGCCTTGTTGTTGGATAGGAGGACGGCAAAGTAATTTTGAATCAGACTTTAATCAAATTCAAAATTCATGGTCTACAAGCAACCCCAACGCCACATGCAAAAGTGTTTGCTCAACAACTAACAATCAGTCCACGTTCTTAAATCAATGGCAACGAGAGGTAAATCTTGAAGTTTGATATTGATACCATTGACGAATATCAATTGGAAATTACAACTTATTGTAATGCCGCTTGCCCGCAATGCCCACGAAATTTAAATGGTTACGGAATCAATCCTTATATGCCATTAACACATTTGTCTAGATCTGCAATAGATCTAGCATTTACCGACGAGTTATGTAACCGTATCAGACAAATATTTTTTTGCGGCAGCTATGGAGATCCCATAATGCATCCAAATTTCTTAGACATATTAAGAGATTTCAGACGCAAGAATCCAACTATATGGCTATACATGCATACAAACGGCGGAGTACACGATGCAGAGTACTGGGCCGAAATTGCTAAAATTATGAATGGGTATGGTCAAATTGACTTTGGCATCGACGGTGTCGGTGACACTTTACAACTGTACAGAAAGAATGTAAAATATACAACTGTGATAGAAAATGCACAAGCATTTATTAATGCGGGTGGTAGAGCGCAGTGGAATTTTATTGTATTCGAACATAACGAAAAAGAAATTGCCACTGCTGAAAAGATCAGTAAAGATCTAGGATTTAACAATATTTTATTTAGGCGTACAGGAAGATTTTGGCATCACGGGGAAGAAAGAGAATTAGACTCGTGGCCGATTAAAAATAAGTCGGGGGTAACAGAATATGACCTGCGGCCACCAAAATTAATTCAATATAGAAATCCTAGTACACATAGAATAAAAGAAATAAAACAACAACACGGTAGTTTTAAAAATTATCTTAAACAAACTCCTATTCACTGTGATTCGTTGATGGGGAAGAAAGTTGCTGTTAACGCAGAGGGATTAGTATTGCCTTGTAATTTCTTCAACCACAATTTGTATGATGCGAGGTTTAAAGATCGCGGTCAGTTACCTGGCAGCAATGACGTAAGTTTTGTTAACGGTAAAAATCAAGTTGCAGAATTTGTTGATCGTTATAGGCACAGTATTGACATCAATAATAATTCGTTAGAGGAAGTATTTCAAAGTGAGTTTTGGACCGAACTAGTTAACGGTTGGGGCAATGATAATAGAATTATGGAATGTGCAATGACTTGCGGAGAAAAATTTACAAAAGTATGGGATCAAGGAGGATCCAATAGATGAAAGTAATGATTACCGGCGGTAACCGCGGATTGGGGTTACATTTAACAAATTATTTTAATGGTATCACTTATAGCCGAGAAAACGGATTTGATATTACAAACGATGTTAGTACTCTTGCCCAAGAAAGTTTAAATTACGATGTGTTCATCAACAATGCGTTTGATGGGCCACCGCAAGAATCTTGGGCTAATTTTGGACAAGTGCAAGTTTATCTAGCAGTATACGATGCTTGGAAAAATGCAGGTAAAACCGGACATATCTTTAATATTGGATCTGTGGGAGAAAAAAATATTGTTGCACCCGAGCCCAGGTTTGAAACATACAGGGTCAGCAAGGCTGCACTGAGCCACGCTAGTAAACAAGGAACACAGTCTTTCAAACAAAATTTAGTTCCTTTTAAAACTACGTTAATAACATTAGATAGATTAGATACAGAACTTAGTCGTGGTCGACAAAATTGGACTGGTAATGGCATTAATTTAACTGATGTATCTAATTTTATAGAATTTGCAGTATCTATAAGCGTAAATACTTGTATAGAAGAAGTAACTTTTTACTGTAACTTAGATTACTCAAAATAAACAATGAACAAAGATTTGCTGGTAGTAACTGTTCCATTTACGTATACGTTTGGCCCCAGTTTGGCTCCGGCATTACTAAAAGCCACGGTAGAAAGCACAGGCAAGTATACCTGTGATACATGGGACTTATCTGCAGATTTTAACTTTCACTGCCAAAAACATGAATATTATCAAATTATAATTGCATGGATGCAAAATCCAGAAATTAAATTAACTGCCGAAGAATTTGATTGGTATACACAGCGTGTCAAAAGTTATGCCGAAAAAATAGTGTACGAGTACAAACCTAAAAATTTAGGTATTAGTATACTTACTGCCAGTAGTCACAGATTTACCGAAGATCTTTGCTTTCATGTAAAATCATTGGATCATGATTTAAAAATAATAATCGGCGGTAGTTCTTTAGATATTTTTCAATATCAGCATAGTATGAATTGGGGGGACTTATTGTTGTACTCTCATATAGTAGATACTGTTGTACTGGGTGAAGGCGAACTAGCATTATTAGATATATTAGAAAAAGATACAACTGGTACTGTTAAAGTTCCCCAATTAACTAACGCACAACTTAACGAATTGCCAGTGCCAGATTATTCAGATTATGATTTTTCATTGTATCCTAAGAGTGTGTCACGGACATACTGGAGTAATGACAGCAATGCCAAAACAGAAAATGACCTAGTGTTCCTAATTACTGCTAGTAAAGGCTGTGTCAAAGACTGTAATTTTTGCGACGTAGGGGCAATTTGGGAACGATATCGCGTCAGACGCGGCGAAAGTGTAGCCAATGAAATACTAACATTACATGAAAAATATGGAGCTAATTACTTTTCTTTTACCGACAGTTTAATAAACGGAGGATTAAAGCCGTTTTTTGAAATGAATACAGTGCTAACTGAAAGACTTCCTAACACTATCAAATATGAAGGACAAATGATTTGTCGCTCACAAAGAGACATGCCAGAAAAATATTTTCAGATTATGAAATCCGGCGGGTGTCATAGAGTACAAATTGGATTAGAATCGGGCAGCGAGCGAGTCCGGTTAGACATGGGTAAAGGTAGTACAAACGACGACGTACATTATACCACCGGTATGTTAATCAAATATGGTATAAACATGGCGTGGAATATCATTGCAGGATACCCTAGTGAAACAGACGAAGACTGGGAACAAACCATGCAACTAATAAAATACTGGTTACCTCGCAGTGATGGTCTATTAGAAATTTTTGCTAGTAACACATTTATGTTAATTGGGGGCGGCACCCCTATGGTCAAAGATCCTGTGTTAATCAATAAGTTTGACATGCACAGTGAGGTTGTCAATGGGTATTCTTCTTTTGCTTGGACCAGTGGTCTTAACCCGCAAAACACTCTCGATGTTAGAGCTCGACGATTTGAGGAACTATGCGATTATTATTCAAATTTTGAAAAAGATCCTTTAAAATTAGAAAATATGCAGCATCGATTAAATTTAGTAAAACAACATTTAAAATGGTATCATGAAACAAAAAGAACCAAAATTTACAGTATCATTGCAAATTAAAGAGCACGATATTGTCAACAAAACTCCAGCATATCAAGTATATTTTGATGATGCACTTAGACTTAACTGGGATGCCATGGTATGCCATGTAGGCCAGCATAACATAAAAATAAAATTCTTAAATAAAAATTCTAATACAGATACAGAAGTAGATCACGAAGGTAACGTAATTCGAGATCTTGCAGTTGAATTATTTTCTTTAAAAGTAGACAAATTTGACATTACTCATCATGCTAAAGAACATGCAGAGTACACAGACGAAGAAGGTATAAATCTTGGCAACACTTATGGATATATGCACAAAAACGGCACACTGGATATTTCATTTTCATGTCCAGTTTTTTATCACGCAAGAAATTTAAATCTAATCAAAAAATAAGTTAAATAACATGCTACTCATCATGGCGCACAACAAAGTACATTAAATGACCAGTCCCAGCAAAGCCAAAGGTAATAGTTTTGAGCGACAAACTGCACAATTCTTAACTAAATTATACCAGGAATCTTTTATACGAGCACCTGGTAGTGGCGCATACATAGGCGGTCAAAATCAGGCACGTAAACAATTCTTACACGAAGGACAAGTGCGTAATTTTAAAGGAGACATTGTTCCAGGACAAAGTTTCCCAAAACTTAACGCAGAATGTAAATCTTATAAGGACTTCCCATTTCATCAACTTTTTACAGGACAAATTAAAATATTAGAAGCATGGATAGATCAATGTATGGATGTAGCTGATCCAGGCGATTTCAACATTGTATTCATGAAATTTAATCGCAAAGGCACATTTGTTGCTGTACAACTCACAGACACCACGTCATTTCAACTAAAAAATCACTTTAATTATACCAGCAGTAAACATAATCATTGGGCCTTTATGGACCATGATACATTTTTTGAATTAAACGCAGACATCGTAAAAGATCTTTGCAAATAAATTAGGCACTGTGTTGGATACATGATCCAACCCCATTGAGGATATGTGAAATACCATATTTGGACTTGGGCGCCAAAGAACAATGCTAACTTCAGGCATAAATGGTTCGGGCTCTGTGAAACAGATACAACCCGTGCTCGTAGGATTTGGGTCTATTCCGGATCACTAGGGTTCCGTTGACATGTGAAGCTAGAGTAGGGGGTACCGGTCAACCGCCTCCGCGCCGTAAGGTAATCTCTTTAGAATAGATGACTGTGCTACTCGGATGATGCACACGTTTTCACCCTGTTAGGGTGAATTGTGACCGATTAATCTGGATGATACTTGAAGAAGAAAAAAGATCACTGAGCGTAAGCGAAAGTGATGGACTTGCGTAGCAAGTCTTTTAAAAGAATGGCAAACCTGTTTCTTTAGCAACATCTAAGTTCTCGTTGATCATTTCGTTAATAAGTTGCCGGTCATGATAACTAGTAGCCCATGCTTCTTCTAATGACATCCCACCTCTCATATACCAACATAGTTTAATCAACGACTTTTTTATGGCTTTTGACTCTTTTTCAAGTTGATCGATCCATTCAACTACTTCCTCATTACTGAGAGTCAAAAGCCTTATGCGAAAAAACTTGATAACTCGAATTGCAGCGGAGCAGTGTACTCTTTTTGACATTCTTCATTATCGCATTTGACTGGAATATTTTTTAGTTCGCTTTTATCACCAATATTGTTAATTCTATCTCTAACCGAATTCCAAATTGGTCTATCACAGTTGGCAAAAAATTCTGCTAGCATTGTAGTGTCAGATACTAATGTACCATCGGGCATACGTACTCCTCCCACATTATTAGACAACTGTTTTACGGTCATGTCTAATACACTGCGGAATAGCTGATTAAACTTTACTAGTTTCTCTGACTCCGAGATACTTTCATTTTGTACCACAGACAGTAAACGCTGTTCTTCGTATGACTTTATACTGGCTTTATTAAAATCTGAAAATGTCAAAGGTTTTAAGTAAATTTCTAAATCTGCTATATTTACAGGTGTTTCAAAATCTGGGCAATTGATAGCATTTAACAAAAATTGTAGGTCTGCGGCATGCTCGTTTTTATTATTGCAATGCGGGCAGACACTGACGAATTCCATGTGATTACCGTAAGTAGCTAATCTAATTGCTATTAAGATACTGTCTAGATCCACACTGGGTATTTGCCAAGCATCCTTGATGGATGGGCAGCAACTTTGAATAACATCCACGGTGCTTTGCCCGTTAAGTAGTGCGTCGGGTGTCTTGGATGCTAGTTCATCCCTTGCAGTCATAGCGTAAACGGGCAATTCTCCCGTAACAGGTAATTCTAATGAGCCTGGTTTCCACCACTTGCCGCCGCTGGGCAATTTTAAATGTAGCTGTGGTTGTCTAAAATATTTTAATAAAGGGTTAGCTTGGTTCGGTTCAGTCATATTTGATTCCAATAAATATACTAATACTTATCTGGATTTTACCCTAATTTTAAAATATGAGCGACATTGACCCAGCACAAATACAGCAATTAATGAACTCCTTGGGATTGACTAGCGCCCAAGCTGAAGATGTTGCCAGATCTCTCGGCCGATTGAGCCAATCGACTCGTGGTCAAACAACAGCCGCAGATGCACAGGCTTCAGCTGCTGACAGGGCATCCAGAAGTATAGATAGTTTAAAAAGTGCTGGCGGCGGATTCAGGGACGGGCTAGTAACGGCTGCTAGTAGTATCAATAGTATGAATTCCAGTGTTGGTGGCACCAGAGAAGTGTTTATGGCATTGATACCTCCCATAAACTTTGCACACGATATATTGCAAAAATTAGTTTTAACCACAGGGGGACTAGTAGGGGCATTTGCTAAAGCTACTCCGTTTTTTAGTAGCCTAGGACTTGAAGCACAAAAAGCATTTATGGCTGGTGTTGATGTTATTATTAGCGCAGCAAAAAATCAGATTCAAGAAACACAGAAATTAGTCAACGAATACAAAAGCATGACAGATGCAGGTATGATATTTGGTGGCAGTATGACTAGGGCTAGTCAAGCCGCGCACGATGCTGGAATTAGCATGGAGACTTTTTCTGCTTTTGCTAGTAAGAGTGCACCAAATTTGGCCTTATTGGGCGGAAATGCACAGGATGCTGCTGGTCGAATGATGAAAATGACCACAGCTATTAGCCCTGGGTTGTTATCTATATACGGCACTATGGATAATTTAGCCGGTGAAGTCACTGATTATGTTGCTTTACAATCAAAATTAGGTATCGATGCCGTGGCCAATCAAGCCGAGCTTCAAAAAGGTGCAAAAAGTTATTTACTGAATCAAAAAGAACTCAGCAACCTAACAGGAAAAAGAACAGAAGAATTAAAACAAGAAGAAGCCGAACGTAGGAAAAGTGCTGCATATCAGTTACGTTTGAGTGAAATGAGTACTGACGAAGCAGCAAATACACAAACAGCACTGACTCGTATACGACAAACATATGGCGAAGAAGCATATAGATATATGATGGATGTGGTGGCTACCAACGGAAGAGTAATTAGTAGATCCGGGCAAATGTTTAGAGCATTTGCACCAGCACAAGCAGAAGTAATCGATTCTTTGTACAATAGCATAGGTCAGAGTCAAGATGTTTTTAAACAATCACAGGCTCGGATAATTCAGGACAATGCAGATGTTACCAAAGCTCAAGCACAGGCTAATAGAGAATTACTGATATTAAACTCTCAGGGTTACCTCGGGGATATTGGTACTATGTTAAACAGTGTAAATTCGACGGCCTTGGCTACACAAACCCAACAAAAAAATGCAGTTGAAGCACAAATAAAAGCCACCAACGACACCGCAGCCGCAATGTCTAAACTGCCGGATATAGTAGACAAAGCAGTGTCGGCATTAGAAGGTTTAAAAATAAAATTTGAAAATATAACAATATCAAATTTACCAATGGTCAATGATGCCATAGATTTATCTAAAGCAATAATGGAACCTTATGCAGAAGCATTGGGGCAAGTAAGAACACTGACCAGTGCATTGATGGATCCCACTGGTAGTTTGTTAGTCGAGTTTGCTAAAATGCTAGGAATAGTTCAAGGCCGTCAACCGCAACGACAACCGAACGAGCTACCCCCAGCTGAACATCCCATTGATCTTACCTTATCAGCAATTCAGAGATTATACGAATGGCTCAGAGACGAACGTGACAATCCTCATTGGACCCCACAAAATCCAATGCCAGTGCAGGTTGTACCTCCTGCAAATACTACCAATACCCAGCCACCAAATCCTGAACCACGCAGTAGAGATGACCGTAGCACCAATGACCGCAATGAAAATACCACAGAACAGGCAGAAACTAATAAAGCTAATTCGCCGGCAAATAAATCTAATTTACCAGTGGTAGTTGCATCAACAGAAGACGATGTTGTGTTAGCAATGAATGATGTAGCTGTTAAATTAACAGAGTTAATAACTCACACCAAAGATGGCAATGATACCTTAGATAGAATATTGACTGCCACCAAATACACTTAAGGTAAATATCTAACAAAGAGATTTTTAAAATGACTTGGAAAAAGTATTTTCGCACAGCCAGTACAACGTCTGGGGCAATCAGCCCAATCAGTGGCGTCACTGCCGGCAGTCCCCAATTTGGTTATAAAAACTACCAAAGTAATTTGCCTGAGGTATATATTGGGCATCCAAACCGTATTGAACGTTATAATCAATATGAACAAATGGACATGGACAGCGAAGTTAATGCTGCCTTAGATATCTTAGCTGAATTTAGTACACAGGAAAATGACGAAAACGGAACTGCGTTTAGTTTTTACTGGAAAGAAAAACCCACAGACAACGAAGTAAAAATTATACGTGAACAGCTAACGCAGTGGGTCAGCTTAAACGAATTCAACAAACGTATATTCAAAATGTTCCGTAATACAATCAAATACGGTGACCAAGTGTTTATACGTGATCCAGAAACATTTAAATTGTTTTGGGTAGAGATGAGCAAAGTTACAAAGATCATCGTCAATGAAGCCAAAGGCAAAGAGCCTGAGCAATATATTTTAAAAGACATTGCACCTAACTTTCAAAATTTGACAGCCACAACAATCACTAACACTGATATCAGTGTTAACCATCCTCAAGTTGGTGGCGGCAGCGGTGCGTACATTCAACCTAAAAATCCCTACAGTGGCGGCAGTCGCTTTAGTCATGCACAAAATGAAACAGCTATTAATGCCGAACATGTTGTACATTTAACACTAACAGAAGGTTTAGACTTTAGCTGGCCTTTTGGTAATTCAGTATTAGAAAATGTTTTCAAAGTATTCAAACAAAAAGAGTTACTGGAAGATGCTATCATTATCTATCGTGTGCAACGTGCGCCTGAACGTAGAGTGTTTAAAATTGATGTGGGTAACATGCCTAGTCACATGGCCATGGCCTTTGTAGAACGTGTTAAAAACGAAATTGCACAGCGTAGAATTCCTACACAAACCGGTGGCGGTCAAAATATGATGGATGCCACGTATAATCCATTGTCAACCAATGAAGATTTCTTCTTCCCACAAACTGCCGATGGCAGGGGCAGTAGTGTAGAACCATTACCTGGCGGCCAAAACTTAGGCGAAATCACTGACTTACACTTCTTTACCAACAAGTTATTCCGTGGATTACGTATTCCTGCTAGCTACTTGCCCACGGGATTAGACGATGGAACCAGTAATCCCAATACATTCAGTGATGGTAGGGTTGGTACAGCACTGATTCAAGAATGGCGCTTTAATCAATATTGTATGCGATTACAGCGTATGATTGTTGAAAAGCTGGATCAAGAATTTAAAATGTTCTTGCGTTGGCGAGGTATTAACATAGACAATAACTTGTTTGAGTTAAACTTTAACGAGCCACAGAACTTTGCTAGCTATCGCCAAGCAGAAGTCGATCAAGCCAGAATTACATCATTTACACAGTTAGAAGCATTTCCTTATCTAAGCAAACGTTTCTTGTTAACTCGTTATTTGGGATTAACAGAAGAAGAAATGAGTGACAATGAACGTATGTGGGCAGAAGAGCAAGGTGATACAGAAAAAGCGCCAGCAGATGAAGCAGGCTTACGTAGTGTTGGTATTAGTCCGGGTGGATTGGATGCTGACATTCAAAATGCAGAAATGCCAGTGGCTCCAGAAGGAGAAGGCATGCCAGGAGCACCTGCACCAGGTGGCGTGCCTGCAGGAGGTGCCGGTGCAGTTGCTGGACCAGCGCCTGTTCCAGCAAGTTAATAGGATTTTGGTTAAATAACACTATGCAAGTTAATGAATTATTTGAGCCAATACCCGCAGGATATCGTACTGAAAAAGACGATAATTCTGTGCTTAAAGCCGACGACACACGTAAAACTCGATTAACTTTGGCCAGACTTAACAAGCTAAGAATGATGAATGACGTGCGAAAACTAGAGCACGAACAAAAGTTAGAAAAAGTCACAACACAGTATAAAGCCCCTGCCGCAGCCGCAGGCGGCGTTGGCGTATAATTATATTTGACAAATACGTCAAAAAATGCCCATTTAACCCCTAATATACGCATATTCTGTAAATAACTATACAGAATTCATTTACATATTTTTAAAAAGGATCACGAATATGTCAACAAAATACGAACAACTAATTGAATACATCATTAATGATGACGAAGCTAAGGCTCGTGAATTGTTCCACCAAATCGTTGTGGAAAAATCACGTGACATCTACGAGTCATTAATTGACGAGCAGGACCTAGAAGAAGTTGGTGGAAACCCAGTCAGTAACATGGTCGACGAAATTTCTGCAGACGAAGAAGGCATGCAAGAAGACGAAGAAGATGCTGAAGACGAAGACGGTATCAGCTTAGACAGCGATGACGACATGGGCGACGGCATGGATGACATGGGCAGCGACATGGATCACGATATGGATGACATGGGCGGCGAAGGCGACATGGAAGACCGTGTTATGGATCTTGAAGATGCACTAGACGAACTAAAAGCAGAATTTGACGCTTTGATGGCTGGTGAAAATGCTGAAGATCATGACCACGCTGGAATGCACGACATGGGCAGTGATGACATGGATGGCGAAGGCGACGAAATGGAAGAAATGTACATGGAAGCCAAAGACGACGAAGACGCCAAAGAAGACATGCTAAAAAGCAAAAAAGACAGCAAAAAGAAAATGACTGAAGCTGAGTGGATTCGTGAATACGTTGAGAAAATTGGCGAGTATCCAGGTGAGCAATCTAGCCCAAGCGGTAAGATGGCTGGTACTGGTGCTAAGAGCGAAAAGCAAGGCGAACGCAACACTAGAAGCGTTACTGGTCCTGGTGCTGACATGGGTGGTACAACTAAGAATACTGCACGTGGTGGAGCCGAAGCTGATGTGTTTGGTAAGAACATTGAAGAACCAACCAACGAATATGCTAAAGGTCGTGGCCAGCTAAAAAACGCGGGCAAGTTTGCTAATGTTCCAGGCAAAGACTCTGGTCACACATCTTACAAACACAAGTCAGATCGTCAACCTGAAACAAACGATCCAGAAAAAGGCAAACTAGTTGGTAATGACGGAACTCGTCCTATCAACAAGAAAAGCCCAATGAAGCACATCGGTAAGTAATTACATGAACTTATTAAGAGAACATTTAACCTTTGATAATGCTAGGATGGAACTCCTAGCAGAGTCAACTGCTGACGGCAAAGGTAAGAATCTCTATATGAAGGGTATATTTGTTCAAGGCGGAGTTAAAAACGCTAACCAACGTGTATACCCAGTTCAAGAAATTGCTCAAGCTGTTGAAACTATTAACACACAAATCAAAGATGGTTATAGCGTTTTAGGCGAACTAGATCATCCAGATGATTTAAAAATTAACTTAGATCGAGTATGTCACATGATTACAGACATGTGGATGGATGGCCCTAACGGCTTCGGTAAGTTAAAAATTCTTCCAACTCCAATGGGACAACTAGTAACAACTATGTTGGAAAGTGGAGTGAAGCTAGGTGTTTCGAGCAGAGGTAGCGGTAACGTTAATGAAGGTTCGGGACATGTCAGTGACTTTGAAATAGTCACAGTTGATATAGTTGCACAACCCAGTGCGCCTAATGCATATCCAAAAGCTGTTTACGAAGGGCTTATGAATATGCGTGGAGGTCACAGGGTCCTCGATATGGCAAAAGATGCCGGTGCAAATCAAAAGGTCCAGAAGTATTTGCAAGAGGAAGTAAGACGCCTCATCAAAGACTTAAAAATATAACAGGAGAATGATCCATGTTTGATGCTATCAAACCATTAATAGATAGTGGTATCATTAACGAGGAAACCAAGACAGCTATCAGCGAAGCTTGGGAATCAAAGTTAAATGAAGCACGTGAACAACTTCGCGCAGAAATCCGTGAAGAGTTTGCTGGCCGCTATGAACACGATAAAAGTGTAATGGTCGAAGCTCTAGACAAGATGGTCACAGAAAGTCTCCAAGCAGAAATCCGTGAATTTGCTGAAGAAAAAACTCAGCTAGCCGCAGACCGTGTACGTTTTAACAAGCGTATGCAAGAAAGCGCAGGTAAATTTGATCGCTTCCTAGTTGGAAAACTAGCTGAAGAAATCAAAGAACTACGTGGCGACCGCCACACTCAAAAGGAAAGCATTCAGCGCCTAGAGAAGTTCGTTATCCGTGCGTTGGCTGAAGAAATTCAAGAATTTGCTAAAGACAAACAAGACGTAGTTGAAACAAAAGTTAAACTAGTACGTGAAGCTAAATCAAAACTAGCTGAACTACAAAAAACATTTGTTGCTAAATCTTCTGCACTTGTTAAAGAATCTGTAGCTAACAAGCTAGAGTCAGAGTTGACTCAACTAAAAGAAGACATTCAAATTGCTCGTGAGAACAATTTTGGACGTCGTTTATTCGAAGCTTTTGCCAGCGAATTCGCTATCACTCACTTAAATGAGAATACTGAAATTGCTAAACTAACAAAAGCATTGGAAAACAAAGAACAGCAAATTGCAGAAGCTAATCAAGCTGTTGCACAAAACGCTGCTCTGGTTGAATCAAAAGACCGTGAAATTAAAATTATTAAAGAATCACAAGAGCGTAAGCAATCAATGAATGAATTGCTAAAACCTCTAAACAAAGAGAAGCAGGCTGTAATGGGTCAACTTCTTGAGAACGTGCAGACCGATAGGTTGAAGTCTGCATTTGAAAAGTATCTACCAGCAGTTCTAAACAACTCTGTGGCTGTACAAACTGAAAAAGCTGTATTGTCCGAAAGTCGTAAAGAAGTTACTGGTGATAAATCTGCTAAGGTCAGCGTCGAAACCGACTATAATAATGTAGTTGAAATTAAACGTTTAGCAGGGCTTAAATAAACCCTAATTAGGAGAAATATAAATGACACAAGCACTATTAGAAGGCCGTTGGGGCGAAACAAAAGATGCCCTGCTAGAAGGTCTAAACGGTTCACGTAGAACCACAATGGGTGTTATTCTTGAAAACACTCGCAAGCACTTGGCTGAAAATGCAACAGCTGGCGCAACATCTGCAGGTAACGTAGCAACACTTAACCGTGTTATTCTACCAGTTATCCGTCGTGTTATGCCTACAGTTATTGCTAACGAAATCGTTGGTGTACAACCAATGACAGGTCCGGTAGCTCAAATCCACACATTGCGTGTACGCTATGCTGACACACAAACTGTTACAGCTCCAAGCCCATTTGATACATCAGTAACAAAAGGTGATGAAGCTCTAAGCCCATTCAAAATTGCTACTGCTTACTCTGGCAACAGTACAACTGGTCGTGCTTCTTCTGTAAGCGCACTAGAAGGCGTACCTGGTAACCGTATCAACGTCCAAATCTTGAAACAAGTT